AGAAACCCCCGTATCTCAAAAGGAGAAAACAAATGAGAGTGACCGCAACCGAATACTTCATCGTCCGTGACCGCATCTCGGGTGGAGAGTATCTTACAACCCGCAAGAGCCGCAGCAACGTCAACCAGCCTGCATATCGCTGGACCAAGGCTCGCCGTAGCCTTGCTACCCGCTTCGCAACGTATGACGCCGCACAGAAGGCAAACCAGCGTTACGGTGGCGAACTCGTCCGCTGCACCAAGGTCGCTGTTCAGTCATCGAAGGGCTACAGCAAGGCAACCTTTCAGGAAGTTCTCTGAGCTAACTGGAGTAGTCTAATAGACGCTGCAAGAACCCAGGAGCAACCCTCCTGGGTTCTTCGTTTAGATAAATACGGAAACAAGAGTATAATAACTCCATGACTCCGCTATTGACACTACTATTCATGCTTCTCGGGTCGTTGTCTCTTACAAAAATGTGGGCAGACTCCGACATATTCACTCCCGTCCGTAACAAGATGGCAGATTACCCATGGCTTCGTAAGCCATGGCTGTGCGCTAAGTGCATGTCATTCTGGTTCGGTGTTCTCTCAGCCGTGCTGATAGGCGACCCGTTCCACCAGTTAGGAGTTACTATAGGAGTGTCAACCGCATTTTGCGGTCTTGTCACTCATCTCATCGTTTGCATATTATCAGATAAAGAAATATTCTAAGGAGTATCTATGCCAGAAATTCTCAACGTTCCAATTTTCCTCGAAACTATTAGGGTCAATGATAAATATAGAGAAGAGTTTACCGCAATTGCCCCTGAAGTGAAAGCCGACATTATCTCATTCAAGGATAATCCCAAGTGCAACTGCCGACGTAAGATACATGAATACTATGAGCAGAATAAAGCCAGAGCCGATATACAGTCGTTCATACAGAAGTGGAAGACTCAGATACCAAATTTAATCATCAATGTAACACCAAACACCCAAACCACTACAACCCCCGCAACAACAGTATCGGTTCAAGCGGTCAACGAGGCTCCGGTTGTAAATCCAGCCCAAGCTAAGATAAAGCCGATGGAAGGTCATGTGGTTGAGATTCCAGCCCTTCCAGCCGAATATAAGACTCTCATAGAACATAGCAGAAAAGACAGATGGGTGTACCGTGGTGTGAGTGTTATGGAGAAGGTCGGAGATGATGGTCAAAAGACTTGGTTAGTATTTTTCTTCTGATAGGAGCAATGGATGACACCGATTGGTGCGGATATAACTGACATAGGCAACGATGTATTTACCTTCAACGGCAACTACAGAGCTATTGTTGAGGATAACGAAGACCCCATAGATATTGGGCGTGTTCGTGTTCGCATATTCGGAATGCACTCACTTGACCCCGCAGAAACACCAGTAGACCATTTGCCGTGGGCAGAGCCTTGTCTCGCACCATATTACTCAGGCGGTAAGAACCTCGAATCTCGTGAAGAGAAAGACCCAAAGCGTTTCACCCCCGAAGGCAGCGTCTTTACCCCGCCCCCAAAGACAACAACCGAGCTAACTGAGTCGTTTGTTGATACCGTCATGCAGAAAGAAGGCTCGGGCGGTATGTTCACCGTTCCTCGCAAGGGTACAATGGTTTGGATATTCTTCGAGAATGGCGACCATACCCGCCCTCAGTATTGGGCGCTTGCCTCCAAGAAAGACGATTGGGTAGCTCAGAAGAACAAGTTAGTCAGTGAAATCAAGATAAAGCGTGATAACGTTACCTATTGGCGTGATGTGTTTCAGAAAGCACTTGACGCCGCTGAACACAAGGGTAAAGACACTCCAACGCAGAATGCCAAGCTCAAACTCATCAATGAGAAGCCTAAGCTTGAGATATTCAACGTTGACGATATTGAGAACTACCACATAACCAGCTACACAAGCCCAGGTGGCGTAACTCACATCGTCGTCAATAAGAAGGGTCTTGAGAAGCATTACATCATTCACAAAGGAACCATAGAATACGTTGAACACAACGGGCAGCGTAAGCTGATGGTTGGTAACAACGGCTTCAAGGATTCCTCGCAGACAGGTAAAGCTAATGACCTTGAAGAGCTTGTAGCCAACAACTATGAGCTTCACATCGGAGGCGACTTTGAGGTATTTGTCAAGAAGTCGAAGTCAGTTCAGATTGATGGTGACTGTCAAGTAAACGTCAAGAAGAACATCGGTATCGTCTGCCGTGAAGGCAACGTGTCTATCATTGTTGAAAAGGGCGACTGCAACATTGACACCAAGGGCAAGACCAACATCCATGCCGCTGACCAGATTCAGGTTCACTCCAACAAAGACATATTCATCAAGAATGATGCTACACTAAACGTTCACTCTGTCAAGAAGATGTCGGTTACTTGCGATGATGAAATATCATTCAAGGCTGCTAAGGCTATTTCGTTTGAGGCTGGAACCGACTTCAATGTGAAAGCCGGTAAGACTGCCAATGTTACTACAGGAACTACAACGTCATTCAAGTGTACACAATACAGCGTTACATGCACTCCTGCCGGATTCCATGTTGACGCTGGAAGTAAGTTCCGTATAGATCCCGCTGGTTTCGGTGGAGACAAGACCTGTAACGCTCAAGTGGTCAATGCTCGCCACCCAGGATGCTTCCCAGGACCGATTGCAGGCTTTGCTACGCCATATCCTGGCACACCCCTACCTCCGACACCACCAATAGCTCCAACCCCTCTAAAGTTCGTTGTAGGGGCTTCCACGACACTTGAAGCAGCCAACCCCCCCGCATTCACAGATGTTCCAAACGGCACTCCGTTGCCTCCTGTGAACACACCACCCCCATCCAAGTTCCAATTCTTCGGGCTTGAAGCGTAAATATATAAATAACCTGTAAAGGGTTTTCATATATGGCGCGTGCCCTAAAAAGACAATTTCTATACAACGACCTTCCATTCAATATGGAACTCGGGGCAGACGGTGACGTTCCTATGAAGGGCGACCGTGACGCTATCAGACAGGCTATATTCAATATTCTAAATACTGTCAAGGGAAGTAGACAAATAAACCCTGACTTTGGATGTAACTTGAACCTTTATCTCTTTGAGCCGTATAATGAAAATACTGCCATGAAGATAGGTGAAGATATATCAAGGAACATAAATGGGGAGCCGAGAATAACCCCGTTGAAGATAGATGTTACGATGGATGATGAAAACGCGGCATATGCGATTGAGGTTGTTTATCAAATCAAATCAACGCAGACACGGGACAGCATAAACTTTAGACTACAGGCGCTCTAATATGGATGAAACAAAAGAAAAGAGAAGTTTAGACTATACAACCTTTGACTTCGCTGAGAAGTTGACGGAGTATGAGGCTTTCCTCCGCGATACCAACACTTTCAAGGATTTCCAGGCAGAAGGATCTAACATCCGTGTTCTCATGGAACTCATGGCAATGCAGGGTTCGCAGAACTCGTTTTACACCCATGCCGCTGCTAATGAGATATTCCAGCCAACCGCCAAGCTCTACAAGTCGCTCAACAAGGTTGGAAATACCCTGCGTTACGCCGCTCGTGGTAAGACCGCATCCAAGGTCGATGTAGTCGGCTCGTTGAACCCTGAATACGTTTACGGCAAGATATCTCAGTATATTGAAATACCAGCATACTCGGTATTCCCATCAAACTCACCAACATCAACGGGAGCTTCTTTCTCGTTCACTAACCCATTGCCTATCGTGTATATCGTTCGTGGCTTTGGTATTCGTGAGTTGCAGGCTGAAGATATTCGCTACAAGGGATACCCACTTCCATACACATCGTCAACTCCGTTCTTCATGTTGAACGCCACAGATGTCGGTATTGACCCTACACAGATAACATTGCCTTTGTCGTTGACCAAGCCAATGTCGGTTATAAAGAAGACAACCACAGACAACTACCGTGGCTTTGACACCGACAACTATCCGCTGCTCAATCGCTCCGACAACCAGAGCGTCGGTCAGCCGTTCTCAAAGACCATCACAACCCAGGAATACGGCTCGCCGCTTGTTCCAGGCAGCACATATGCTTTGATATTGAACCTCGACCCGGCTACATCAACTCCATACATGACGGTAGCAGAAGCCAATAATGTCATTCAGGATAAGCAGGATGACGTTATCTGCACATTCTCATTGCAGCCAACCGATTCCACAAACTCGTTCTACACTCTCCAGATAGATGAGATGCGCTCCTACAGACGCTTCTATGTCGGTGTCACGGGTCTTCAGAACCTCGAAAGCTGCCGTCTTGAATATGATGCAATCCCAGGACGTGACAATGCCGTTGAGAGAATCAAGCTTATCGTCAACAAAGACGGCAACTCGGCTCCGCTCTCAGCACTCATCAATGGAAACATATTCACCTTCCAGACAGGAACCATATTCAGTCAGAAGATTCCTATCGACTTTTGGGATACTGGAATCGAAGAATACAATGTAAACCTCGTCATAACCGATGAACTCTCGCCAGAGACAAACTATGGTGCGCAGCTTGTCATTACTTCACAGGAGCCAATCTCCAACCAAGTAACCGTTGCCAAGATAAACACCAAGTATACTGACGCTTCGACCAACACCAAGACTCTCGAATCAACTTCGGGCAAGCGTTTCGGTGACTTGAAGTTCGTTGACAAGGCTCCTATCAAGACCTCAGAGCAGAAGGCAGGCAGAATATTCTTCCAGAAGGGCGAAACCGTTCAGAAGATAATATTCGATACACCGTTCGTTCCATCGGGAACTGAAACAAGTGCATCATATATAGCCAATATAACCCCCGAAGGCAACGTTCGCACATGGTACGCAAACAAGACTGACGGAAGCTTTGAGTTGTATGTTGAGCCTAACTCGCAGTTTGAGGGCTTTATAGCATGGAGCGCCACAAGAACCGTTGAAGGATCCTTCAAGGAGATTTCGGTTCAGTTCACCGAGCCTATCCCAACTGCCGTAAACGTCGCCGGTTCAACTTCTAACTACATGGTTCAGTTGACACCAAACGAGAACGTTCAGATTTGGTATGAGAATCCAACACCAGAGGGCTTCACCATCAGAACCGAAAAGGAGTTCCGTGGAAAGATAAGCTGGTCGGTATTCAACTACTTCAGCGGTGACGTTGTTCCTATTGAACCAGAATCGGCTTATCGTCAGCGTGGAACTATTCTTATAAACCCATCAGACGCCGAAACCGGCATTCCTGTCGAGTTGACAGTTCCTATCATTGACAAGAACTACGCCATTCAGCTTGTTCCTAACAAGAACGTAGTTGTATACTACAACGACAAGCAATCAACTGGATTCACAGTCAAGGCTGAAAAGAACCAAGAGATTCTTACCGTTGATTGGTACGTTGACTCCAATGACGGATATGTATTCCAGAAGCATGGTGAGATAGACTTCTCGGGTCAATCGACTAATGAGCTTCAGATACCGGGACTCTACTTCACAAACATTCCAGAGACATTTGAGATTCCTGGGCTTGTTCAGGGAAGCGTTTCATTCACATATGTCAATGCCAACACGGTTGTTGACTCTGCTAATAACGGATTGTCAATATCACTTGACCCAACCCGCCAGTTCGAGACAGACACTCGCTTCCTCGTGGAAGATGACAGTGTTGCCGTAAACTCCATTCGTGTATTCGTCAAGAATGAACGTGGAACCTGGGATGAATGGAACCGTGCTGGAACAGGATTCGATCAAGACGTTGCTCCTGGCAACTTCGTATTCTTCGCCAAGGTCGGACCAGACAAGCGCATCATGATTGAGTTTGGTGATGGGGTTGTTTGGGGAACTTCGATGATGAACAAGGAAACCTTCATCCTCGGTTTGAAGTCAATCGGAAGCGAGGGCGATGTAGCTAAGGGAACTCTCTCAGAGAAGGTTGTTCTCTCGCAGTATATCCTCGGAAACGACAACACCAACATATCCTTCGAGAAGAACTTCGTGTCTCTCGTTGGCTTGAAGTCTGCCGTATACTTTGAGAACGGCAATACATCAACCCGTATCATCGACTCTGAGAGAACCCGCCTCAAGGAAACCGACCTTATCATCATCCAGAACCAGAATGCGTTCGGTGGTAATGAAGTTGAAACGGTAGACGAGATTCGCCAGAACCTCACCAATACATTCATTCGTCAGGATAGAAACGTATCGTTGACTGACTATGAGAAGTATGTAAGAGAAGTATTCAGCAACTACCTACAGGAAGCCATTGTTCTGTCATATGAAGACGCTAAGAAGCAGGGTATCATAACAGGAAACCAAAACTACTGGTTCAATCATATCTTTGTCGTTGGCTTGAATAAAGACGGAAGTAACGTCATTCCAAGAAACCTCAAGGATGCCATGATCGCCAACTTGGATGGAACCTCGTTCCGCATGATGGGTGCCAAGCATGAGATAGTTGAAGCCACCTGGGTTCCCGTTGACGTTGCTATAAGATACCGCAAGTCTAAGTTCGGAAGTGCTGAACAGGTTGAGACGCAGATGAGAAAGAACATACAAGACTTCTTCTCGCCTAAGAACCACTCACTCGGCGGCAAGATAAGCCACTCTGACCTTGTTTCAATACTCAAGGTGGAGTATGTCGAAGCGGTTGAAGTCATGCTCAACAAAGATCCAAACAACGCCTTCAACGCGAGCGACTACGATGTATCGGTAAGACAGTCTGACACCGATGTAAACGTCTCACGCAGAAACAAGCTTATGACCCTTGTAGCTAAAGACCCATCGCTCGTCAAGGTATTCCAGCCGCTCTTCGATACATTGAAGACTGATGGAACCAGAGAATGGAACTACAGTCTCGACATCAGCTTCGGCGCATACGAATTCCCGAAGCTTGGTGATATAATAATCAAGAGAGAATCATAATGGCGACATTCAAATCCATCATAGAAATAGTCGGTGACGGCTCATACGCTAATGACATCGTAGAATTGAGAAGCAACTCGACGGTTGGTGATCTGCCAGCCGACGTTATAGTTATTGGCGATGTTACCGAAGGTGAGATAGACCCAAGTCTATACACAGCGTATGAGATATCCAAGGTTCAATGGGAAACCAGCGACGGCAAGTTCTATGGGGATACGAATACAACTCACAAGTTTGCGTCAAGTGGAATATATCAGATAAAGCTTACCGTTTGGTCAGAACCATTTCTAACCGGCGATGGTAGAAAGTTCTATTTTACACACTCATCATATAAAGATGTAACAATTGAGTCAAAAATACTCAAGTTCTTCTTACAGAACAATCCAACATGGGAACTTACCAAGAATGATGCTGCTCTTGACTTCTACAAGGCATCCGCTAACTTCTTCGAGAAGATTTACCGAGACACGACGGGATTGTTTGACCTGTGGGATGCTGAACGTATAAATCCACAGTTCTTTGAATACCTTGCGATGACTCTTGGGCACAGTAGCGAATACTCCAAGAAGGTCGGCTACAACATGGCTACGGACGATTTCTCGACGTATGACATCTACGACCGCATCAAGAAGAATATTGCCTCAAAAGAGGAAATACAAGCCTTCCGTCGCTTCCTAATCATGACCTCAGAACTCTTCCGCAAGAAGGGTTCGAGTGAGTCTATTGAGAAGTTCCTTTCGTTCTTTACTATCAATGCCAAAGTTGTAGAGCTATGGACGAAGAATTGGGGTCAGACACCTATTGGTGAAACCGATGAGAACTTCATAGGGTTTGAACTGGAAGACAATAAGCATGGGTTTGTTTGGAAGAACATTCGCATAGTTGGTAACTGCATCACCGAAAAGGGATATATCCGAAAGAACCTTAGCTCCATCACCATGGATAACTACCATGACATAGAGAAGATTCAGTATCCTTCAGGCGTCGTTTCGTATGTCAACTCTGGTGAGAAGCTGGGTTGGGAAGAAATCGAACTTGAGAAGTCGGCTCCATATGTATTTGACATAAGAAAAGAAGACGGTAACATTCTTGTAACTGAAGATGTCTACAAGACAGAACCTATCATATACGATATAGTTCCAAACACCCCACCGCGTACAGACGAATCTAAGGCTGGCGTTCTTCAGATAAAGCCAGATTCGGTTGAGGTTGGTGACAGACTTGTTGTTGCTTACTATGGCACCGAGAGCAGCATATTTGACAGCGTTCTTGCCACCAAGGAAAAGACCTGTAAAGACTTTGACGCCCGTGCCAAGTTCCTCATCAAGAACATTCCAGACCCTAATATATTTGAGAGCTACAAGTATCCAGAGAATGAAGTATTTGTTTTGTTCCGTGGTATCCAGGGTAATACTGACCTATACGCCACGTTTGGCGAATACTACAAAGTAGTTGTCAACGGTAGAAGAGGCACAGCTTCTTTGGTCAAGGTAACTCAGACCGATGATAAGCAGGTAGTCTTCCAGAAGCTCAACGTCTCGGGCGATAGAAACACTCCTATTTACGACTCACAGTTCTTCAAGACAGATGATCCTTCATGCCCAACAGAGCTAAAGGCTGATACTTTCTATGAACTGGAAGTCAAGGTAGTCGGCTCCCTCGTTTCGGCATATCTGTATGAGAATGAAGTAGAAACTGCTATACAGAATAACATAGACTCTGATACTGGCGGAAACCCATATGGCGTAAACACCTGTAAAGCACCGACCATACTCTTCGAGAACATAACACTCGAACAGGATTCGGCGCAGATAGTTACTAATGACGTTGAAGGTAATGACGTTCTTGATAAGAAGTATACAGTCATATCTGACGCTGGTCACTATGGCTTCGGTATTCGCTCTGCTATAATCGACCTAAAGGATTTCTACATCAACATACTTGATGCTGACGAAACTCTTTACACGACAGTTGATAAAGAATTCAACTTGATGCCTAAGTATCTCGACTACCGTAGAGAGTTGCTGAAGTATAACAACTCGGGCAAGGGAACTGACGCATTCAACAATCAGACCATCATAGAGAACTACAATCCTTCTGTAACCGACTATGATGTTGATACCAAGTCGATGAATATTATATACGCTGACAACGCACCTGTGTCGGAAGCTATATCAACAAGATACACAGTATCATTTGACGAAGCTTGGATGAAGGAAAACTTCAAGGATTCGGCAGATGTCACCAAGAAGATAATACTTCCGTTTGGCAGCCAGCGTAGATGGTTTATACCAGACTCTCGCTCATACAGCAAGGATGTGTATAAGAACTACTATGGTGGAACCAGTCTCAAGTCTGGTGATAGCTACATCCCAGGTTTGTTCCGCTACAACGATTCCATGGTTCTCGACACTTATGATTTGGAGCCTGGAGATAACTTCTCAACTCTAACCCGCGATGGAAACACTCTCACATTCAGCGGTAATGCAAGACTGCTTCAGTATCTTTACACGGGCAAGGGATTCGGCTTCCGCGGCGTATTCCAAGAGGTTTGCCCACACTCTGGCAACTTCCCATCTGTAAACGAAGCGATCACACTTCCAGACAACTCAACATACAAGAATCCAGTGTTCCAGCCTATATCGGTTGATACCACCAGCGGAGTTCGTGTTGTTGGTGTTCGCTTCAAGAGTTGCGATGACATTGAAAGACTGATAGCAGCCAACTCAACACCACTCTATAAGAGCGTGCAGTTGTATGGTCAGTTCTCCATGGATGTGTCAGCGGAGTCAATACGTTTCTGCCCCGACAAGACCGCATTCACTAAGCATCCCGCCCTCGCTGATACCTATGTTGTTAAATTTTTCGTACCACTTGGTATCCTCGACAAGAACAGAAGAACATACTCTCTCAACAGTGAGTTCTTGCAGATTGACGGAAACACTGGAAGCGACTTGATACGAGTTGAAGGTATCTACGTTAGAAATCCTAAAGACCTTATCAACTACAAAGAGTCAGCAAACCAGTTCGTTCTTTCCGATCAGTTGAAGAATCCGTGCGAAGATGTGTCGAATAGTCTGTTCTGCAAGTATCACCTTAGCGGACAGATGAATCTTGCAACAGGAATACAGGCATTTGATTACGGCTCAGACTTCCCAACCACATATATCTGCAAGAGCGATATACGCAATCTTCTTCACGGAATTGAACTAGGGCTTCGCCCAGCCGATACCTGCGTTGACAAGGCAGTTACTTACTCATATGAGAGCGACTTCCAGTGGTGGATGCCAAAAACTGCGTGGAGAAAGAGAGACATCCAGAAGAACACGGCTTCGTATGCAACTGATATACTGTCTGGTATAAATTACAATAAGAACAATAAGTTCAACAAGTTCTTCTACAACTATCAAATGACAGCCGGTTCTGAGAAGCCCAGCGCACTCTCATACAAGATAACAGACGGTGTTATAAACAAGAACAAGGTTTACTACGCCAAGGTCAACGTGTATCTTGACTACTCGGGTTTCTCATACTCGGAAATATCAAAGACAACTGAGCCGAGCAACCCAATAGACTCGGAAGAGATGAAGAACATCGTCGTAAGAGATGGTAAGCAATCTAACTACACCGACTTCAAGCGTTCTCCAGTTTCAACCTGTTCAACGTTCTATATTCCAATCTCATGGTATCCAGAAGTTCCAGCCGATAACACCATTGAATGGTTCAACTATATCGTAGGAAGTGCCGGAGATACAGATGGCGCACCATCCATCACCATGACTCCAATCGGTTTGATGACATACCTCGTAAACAACGCTGGAGATGCCAATAAGAGCGATGTGTCTACCGAAGCAGATGTTCTCGCAAATGCAACACGCGGCTGGACCGTTGCCGATTGGAACGCTCTGTTTGATAACAACATTGACGTTGAGTTTATAGCAGAAGAAATTCCGAAAGACAAATACAAGCTGTTTGACAAATATGCAATCCTTCCAGATTATCCTATAAACGTTGGAACTGAAATACGAATCAAGTATAATGTTGCCGATAGAGATTCTGTCGGATGGTCTGTATACGACAACTATACAATATACGCAAAGTCAAACAAACAGAAGGTATTTGACATTCCGGCGCAGTTGAAGTCGATAAGAAGATGGGCAGAAGACGTTACAACGGTAACTCTGAACAAGCTCATCATTCCTAATGACCTGTATACGGTTCTTTCAGACACCAAGATACGATTCAACCCATCGTCGGTTCTCTCAAATATCAAAGGCGCGACGATAGTCGGGAGATACTTCTTCGACCTTCTCTTCAGTGATAATACCAGTGTAAAGGTTGAAGATGACTTCTTATTCAATAAGGAAAGAACCATCAATCTTCTGCCTTACGAGTCAACTGATGATAGAATATTCTCAAGTGCAAAGAGAATGCCAAATGAAAACCTTGTCATGTATTCGCAGGATAATATATACAATATTGTCAATATAAACAACGAGTATGTGTTCAAGTCTATAAACAAGAATAGCGCAATTGACCTTGATTATAAGAAGTCTGGAACTGTCAGTCTTACAAGTAATGAAGTTGCGTTCTCAAAGGGCTTCCAGAGTAATATCCTCAAGCTCTACGCAATTGACGATAACAACGGTATCTTTGACATAGCGGCATACTTCAAATTTGATCCTAAGATGAACTCTATGAAGAACTACGAGGGTAAGAAGTTTGAGCTTATTCTCAAGGCTGAAACAATATTCGATCCAGTTAGCAAGAAGCATATACTTGGAAGCTACTACTTCGTCGGTGTTGGCGTGTATAACTTCGACATTGGTCTTGGTATAGCCCGTTATAACACCGAAACTGGTGTTATGGAGAAGTCGTTCTTAGCTGGGTTTGGCGAATACAATACCCGTGGAGTTGATACCGACAAGTGGTACAAGTTGAGAGCCATAGTAACTGAAGACTTTATTCGTGTCATATTCAATGAGAAGAATGAGTCTGAGAGATTGGTTATCAACTACAACATCAGTAAGAAGACTCAGACCGATACTGCAAGATACATTGACGGGTCGTTTGATGAGCTTGTATACATCGTTACAGGGTTGGATAAGAATGGTATAACCTACCCCGGCAAGCTCGGTGATAAGACTTCAGCCACATTCGTAAGTGATAACTTCAACGAGGAACTTGTCAAGTCGGCAAGACCATCGGGAACTATAGCGGGTGTCGTATTCCACAACGAGCTAACCTACCTAACCAGCCTTGAGTATGTTTCGCAGATACAGGGCTTGAAGGTTTATGGGGATACGCACAATACCACCGACTCTACCAACCTCATAAACGAAATATATAAGTTTACTGGTAGCACAACCATAGATTACGTTGGCAAGACTACCAGCAATACACTGGTAATCCAAGCTGGCGGGGCTGTATTCTACCAGTTGAACGGTAAAGACATGAACCTATACGATAAGAACGTGAGAGAAGTTCTTGTGAATGGAGAATATGTCATTATAAGATACAACGTCGATGTAAATAATGTTACACTTATAGACCAGAACTTCTCAAAGCCAAAATCTATATATGTTAAAGACCTGTCGTTCAACGTTGACCACTTGTTCAACTACCTAAGATTTACGAACAGAAGAGTAAAGAACATGTGGAACGGTAAAGACAAGGTATACATAGAGTTCTGTGATATTGGAGTATGTGACACATGGAATCAAGATGACTGGAATATTCCAGTGTGGGGTTGCTTCGGGGATTCGCGCAATACATGTAACTAAGGAAGAATACAATGCCAAGAATATTAGGTGAACAAAGCTCATTCGATTCAGATATTCCAACACCAGTGGAAGGTGATAGGAATTACGCTATTACTATTGACGATTCTCTTCAGAAGCTAACCAATAGAACAAAATGGTTGAAGGATAATCCACCCATCGGTCCACAGGGTCCGGTCGGAGCTACGGGAGCCGCTGGGGCTGCTGGTGCCCCAGGAGCAGATGGCGCGGATGGTTCACCCGGAGCTAACGGCGCTGGAATTGACACAGGATATATAGTTTCGGTAAATTCTATATCCGGAGCGGTGAGCTTAGTTGGTAACTCTGGTATAGATGTTATCACTCTACCAAATGGTCAGATACAGATTTCTCTATATGTTCCAATAAGTATATCATCGTTCACAGGCGGAAGCTCTAACGAGATAGGATCTACTGTAGCGTCAGCCACACTTAACTGGAGCATAAATAAGACAGAAACATCCCAAAGCATAAACCAGGGAATAGGAACCGTCACAAATGGTGTCAGAACAGCGTCATATAGCACCCCAATGACATCAAATACAACGTTTACTATTACGGCAAGTGACGGCACGACAAGTGGAAACGCAAGCACCACTGTTGCGTTTTATAACCGTAGATGGTGGGGAACCGACCCTCTCACGTCACTGGCATCGGCTCAGATACTAACACTTGATAATAACGAGTTTTCGTCGGCAAGGTCTAAGACATTCACAATAAACGGTAACGGAGAGTATATCTATTACGCATATCCAGCGGCTTGGGGAACGGCTACCTTCACGGTAAACGGGTTCCTAAACACCGCCTGGACCCTTACGGTAGTAAGCCATACTAATTCCAGCGGTCATACGGAGAACTATAATGTGTATAGATCCAATACCATACAAAATGGAACCGGTATACAAATAGCTGTTTCATAAATATAGAATAGGAAATATATGGCAAATAACATCGGAACTCTCGTAACAGCACAGATACGCCCCCAGGCGGATGGCGATCCTATAGCAACCGCATTGGCTAATGATATCCAGGGTGGATGGCACCAAGTCACCAGTATAAGTGATCGTGATGCGATAATATCAGCCCGTAAAGTAAACGGCATGGCTTGCTTTGTAACCGATGTATCGGCTTCATATATTTGGGGCGACACCGGATGGACTCTGAATTCTTCTCAGGCTGCCTTTGATCCTTCATCATATACCCTATTATCCATAACTACAAGTATCTCTGGTGACTTACAGCAACAGATAACCCTAAACGGTTATCCAAAAGCAAAGACAGGATACTCACAAGAAACCATAGTTACTTTAGGTGACTCTTGGACTGGCAGAACTCTTCTTCGTGTAAACCTTTCTCCTGCACCATCTCTATTGGTAACTTCTCCTAATGATGTTGGGTTTGAGGGTTATATGGGATGGGCAAATGCTATCCTTGATAATAGATTTAGAATAATAGAGGATATGGGTGCTTCGGGAGATACTTTAGGTGAAATGTATGGCAGAGTTGTTAATGGATACGATGTAGCAACTCTTGATGGAACATCACAAGATTATGCATTACCACATACTATTCCTTCTTTGTCAGTATTACTACCAGATTGGTTGTTTATATTTGGAGGAATAAATGACATATCATCTGGTGGTCAGGCTTCGACTATGATAACCACATGGCAGAATATTTACAACTATGCAGTTTCTTTGGGTGTCAAAGTCGCTACTGCTACTTTGCCGTTGGTTGCTCCGTCAGGTACACCATGGACTGCATCGCAAAAGAGACAAGCAATTACTTTTAATAGATTTTTAAGGCAGTTCTGCAAAGAGAACGGAGTTCCATGTGCCGATTTTAATTTAGCATACACTGACCCAACAACGGAGCAGATGGTAACAAGTTATACATCTGATTCATTACATCCTAATTTGCTTGGTGGTATTATCGGTGGACTTGAATTAGCTAAAGCATTCAAGAATACTAATTCTATATATCAAGAGAGATTACCTCCGATTAGAGATGCTAGGAGACTAAATCTCAATAATAGGCTTATAGGGGCGAATGCTGCCAATACGAATGGATTCAGAAACTTCATAACATTAGCCGATATTGACGGTCCTACTGGAACATATGTTGAGCAATTGGGTTCTGGAACACTTACTAACCTTGTAACCGTTTCTAAAGTTGCAAGAACCGATGGATACCCAGGAGAAGTAACTAGAATAAACTTTGATGGTACTACAGCAACAAGTAACTCATCAAGAGTTGCAATAACACAAGAAGTTAGAGAAGCATCTTGGAGTAGCGGTGGGGCAGTTAATCCATCAAGCGGTTCATCTGGAAACCTTTATACTCATAGAGTCGTTACTACAACTGGAAGAGCAGCATCTACCCCCGTTGATTACCTTGTAACAAACTTTGGTGGAACGTTTGCTGTTGGAAGCGACCCTACGGCATCTTGGTCAACTACTATTGGTGATATTATTACTGACGGAACGGTAACGATGAGAGTAGTAAATGCAATTATCGCTGGTACTACCGCAATTCGTTTTAAGTCAGTGTTCAGTAACTATACACTTACTGCTGGATCTGGAACACATATACACAATCAGTTAGTGTTTAGAAACTCAAGTGGTACAGTGTTAGGTGAAAACAATTTCTTTAGATACGAGGCTGGATCTACTCTACCAAATGTGGCTAATTATATCCAGAGTTCTGTATACGAAACCCCAGCAGTAGTCATCCCCGCAACGACTGCAAGATATGCAATACAATTTGTTATTTGGGTTAATTCTGGAAGTATTGGTTATGTGGATTTAGAGGCACTTGATTGTTATATCGCAGAACCCGAAGGAGATGTACCGTGAATAGTAAATTAAATAATGTAACCAGTATTCCAAATCAACTTATTAAAAAAGTTGGTATTGATGGTTATACGACTAGCAATATTATTGATAATGTGACTGGAACAGTTACTATTTCTGGAAGTGTTACTGTTACTTTAGGGTTGCCATCAAGTAGTGGAGTGTTGGCATTGTCATCCAGTATTCCCACATCGGCAAGCTTCCTTACCGATTATGACAGTCGTTATGTCAATGTAACTGGCGATACGATGACAGGAACCCTCAACATATCAAAAACTTTTACATCTGTCCCAGCCGAAGATTTTATTGCATTGAATTCTGACATCACGGTTTCTGCACCAGATATTGGTTCCGCATTAAATAACTTTAAAAACTATCAACCATCAATTATAATTGATAATAGCGGAACGGGTAATCAGTTCTATGGTACGGTTAATAACTTTAGAGGTAGTATTAATGTTTCTTGTTCAAATGGTGGAACAATTAATGTAACTAATGTAGCTGGTATACGCTCATCTGGTATTTCTATTGGCGAAGGTGTTCATGCTGAATATGTTTCTGGTCTTGGTTTGGAGTGGATGAGTGTTATGGGGGTTGGAGCATCAGCAGATAACTTATACGGAATAAATATAGATGGTTATCAGATAGATGCTGGAGCAACGGTTAATAATTGGTATGGAATATATATTGGTGGTAGTGGTGTTGTTGATGGTCCAACCGCAACTAACCACTATGGTATTTACCAAGAAGAAACCTCCGCAAATAACTATTTTGGTGGCAGTGTTACGGTTGCCGATATTGCTGGGGTTAATGGCAATATAGTCGTACATGACGCTGTTGGTAAGTTGGTTGACAGTGGTGTGAATATATTGAATATATCTGGTGGATCGTCGTGGACACCAATTGCCGGTAGTGGAGTTGTTATTACACCAGTTGGTAATAACTATCAGTTCGATGTCGATACTTCTGTAATATCTTTAGCGTCCATAACCGGAAACTCGTTCACACCAAACGGATCTTATACCGCATATTCCTATACATTAAACGATCATGCAACTATATATTGTCCGACCGACATGGCTAACGGCGAATCAAAAACCATTAGAGTAATTCAACCGGAAACTGTGTATTCTCTATCTTTTGTTAATGATTTGCCGTTTGTGTGGAAATTTAGCAACGGAAATGCACCCGTAATAACATCACAATCCAACGCAATAGATATTTTAACTATATTGAGGATGGATACCGATATATATGTAACAATAATCAAGAACTTCTTAGAGAGTGCCTAATAAATGACATCCTCAAGATACAATTTCGCATTCTGGCAACCCGACCCGGAAATAGTTATATTCAATGAACCGGGCAATAGAGACACTATAACAGAAATTACCGAACCGGCTCCGGCGGTACAATGTGGTAGTTTTAATAATGAATTTGATAAAGAAAATAGCGACTATTACGATTATAATGGAAACTATTATCAAAACACCAATTTCTCTGAATGGTATGATAGTAATAATGATTTTTGGTATTACTCTATATACGATTTACCAGACTATTGCGCTACATCCGCGGGTGGTAGTAACATTCTACCATTGCCGTATTTAGCATCCGATACCACTTTCACCCTATCATCAAATTCAGCACCCACAAACTTTAGTGAATATGCTCAATATAGTTTTTATTATCAACCGTTTTTAAGAGTGGATAAAACCATTGAAAATAGCTTAGGTGCGGAGTTGGTCGTTTATAGTATAGATGTTAAAGCTTATTATGTTTCACAATATGGGCAATTTTATAAGCAATCGTGGATTACTAATACTAATAGTATTTCTATTGACTATGATACAATAACAGACAAATATATAATCTATCCAACCAATAGACTTTTTATAACATCCGACACATTTGAGTCAATACTATTTGTTATAACGTATACTACAAATTCGAGAGAAATCATAAAGCATCAAGTAGTGAATTGCTATGATATAACTGAAAAATATGCATACCCATTGGGTTTATTTAATGACGGCGCTACACACACATTTTATTTACCTTTACATAACGAGCAACTAAAATCAATAGACGCAACAACTATATATGAAGTTGGATATGATAGTATTAGTGGTCTTGTAAGTGCAAAAATATCAGCAATTGCCTTACAACCAATATTTTTGAGCATATTACATAAAACATCCAAAAGAAATAATGCCGATGCCACTCTTAATATTCCATACGGAAATACCACAGCAAGGTGTGGAACTGTCAACGTCTCATATGGTGGCTATGTTGGATTTGCCGAATATGCCGTAACTACTCCATCTGGAACCGGCATGCTTGAGTTTGATTTTGTTAATTACTCTATACCAGATAGGTTTGCTATAACAATAAACTCTCAAGTAAAATACGACTCAATGAATTATGTGAGGCATGGTTATAGAGCATACATACCAATAACATCGCCAATAATCGGCTCCGCCGGATTGAGGGTATATACGAATGATCCGGGGACAGCTTGGATATCGTCGCTCGGATGCTTACGAGATTATTCAATTTATACTAATGGTCTTACTTTTGATTTTGACAACGAGTTTTCAAAGAATGATATTCTTGTTATTTCTTTAGATGGGATATCATACACTAAAGCAAAAGAGGGAGTTCATTATCAATTTCACTCAAACGTATCACCAAATATAACGAGATATACTGCTTTAACTACGGTATATGTTCTATTGGCAAATGAAAGGATATATGGAAGTATTGAAAATGTAATTGCATATTACGATCCATATACTTCTTTGCCTGTTCATCACCAACTAATGAAACTAAAGTATCCAAATAAAACTATCATGGGTAATGATAGTTTGAATCCTAATGTTGGTGATATCCGAATTACAAAGCTTGGTCTGTATGGTTCGTTTGTTAATTACACAGTCAATGAACCATCTGATAGCCAAACATTAACAAAATATGAGCCGTTGGTGTTATCTCCATGTATAACCGGCAATTCACCTTTTACGGCGATGGGAAGTGTTAATTATGTAAAAGAGTCTCAAATGTATGAACAAGTTTTAATAGTTAGGGATTATAGCGATGGCGGTGTTTACTTATTAGACCCCCTTGCGTATCTATTAGATGCGAATGGGCAAAAAGGTATGGGAAACACATCCACCGTAATACCACAAACAACACCTACAAGTGGGTATGGTTATTTTTTTGAAGATACATCCGTAGGCAATACAATAACTTTACCATACGCACAACCATTTTACGGTAACACGGTTGGCTATAAAATGTTTCAGACTCGTATTACTCACGATTTAAGTTTGCCGGACCCAAACTCTATAATCTCAAGTTACACGATAAATGTTAATGGTGGGGCGTATTCATCAACCATATCAAACATAGTAGTTCCCGTGGCGGGTGTAGTCGCAGACATATTTACAAAATATGATGGGAATACAACGCAAAGCATAAATATTTCGATTTACGATAGTAGAAGTGAAGCTTTTCAACATAGCATAGCAATATGGAATGTCGTATCTGAATTAACTTCAACACAAAGCTTTAATTATAATAGTGGGAGAATTATTCGTGTAGTAAAAAAGAATTTATCATATGGTTCAAATGCATATGAGTCGGCAGTTATTAACACGGATTACACAAGCTCGTTTATTGATCCCGTATATACTATAACATCTATAAATCCAATAGAAATTGTGGAAAGAGTTGGTACAAATCCTCTAACATAAAGCCATATTATGAAAAAATTAATATATACCGTTTGCATGGGATCGGATAAGTATGTTGATATGCTCAATATGTGCTTATATTCACTTGTTAAGAATGGGAAATTCGAAGGTGATATAGTTGTTTTATGCGACTTTGATGAATTTGATAATATGTACGAAATAAGGAGTGATAATTTAAAATTTATTAATATAAAAAATGATGTAGAAAATTTGAAAATTTGGGGAATGCCTAAAATTGCTTGGTATGCCAAGACAACAATTTTCGACTATGTAAATAGAAACGATTATAATGAAATAATGTATCTTGATATTGATACAATTGTTAATGGGGATATACTACCAATTTTTGAACAACTTAAAGAATACCCAATATTCGTACAACACAATGGTATATGGTTAAACGTTGAGGGGTATTTAAGACGCTTAGATCGTGTATATCCAATGCCACATATTGATTTCGTTAAATATAAAGATGCTTCTTGCTGTAGTGGATGTTTCGTTTTATCCGATTTTAAAGTAATAGACGAATGGAATAGAGTTGTTTTTGATGCATACACTAAAAATATCAAGAGACAAATAGGGGACCAAGAATTATTACATTTGGCTATAATAAACTGTGGATTTGAGTTTAAAAACATTAACGGGGTTGGATTCCAATATAATACGCAAAATAGTGGATTAATTATATCACATTTCACTAATATAAATTTCAATATAATTAAAAGATATTTCGCAGATAAGATAAATAGTATTTGAACCTAAATTCTATACCATCGACGGGAACAATTATTACATACCATCAAAGACTTCAGAAGGTCAATAGACTGTCAATATAAAGATTCTGACTAAATAACACTGCCATTACTCAAAAATATAAATAAGGTATATGGAGTGCATGAATGTCAATAGCATACTTACCCTCTGAGGGTGGAATCAATAAAGTTGGGTTGACCAAGGATAACCTTTGGTTTGGCGACTCTATTGGTGGAAAAGTAGTCGATAAGATAAAGGTCAAGAAGTTCTCGTCAACCGGGAACTACTTCACCAATGTTTATGGAAACCTCGAATCGTCTTCCAGATGGTTCTTCAAGGATGTTACCGAATATAACTTCCTGAATGGCATTACACTCTACAGATGTGTTTATATAGGATCTGACGAACGCTACAAGGAAACTGAAATCCTTGGAAACATAGCAGCCTCCATAACACATAACGGTCCAACATCGGCAGACTCATCAGTAGCCATAGATATAGCCACCGATGGCAAGTTCACTGCGTTTACTTCACAGAATACCAAGACTCTTGAAACTGAGCAAGACCCAACAGCAGTAGTGTCTGGTAGAACCGATTGGGCGTCAAGTATAAACTTCTCAACCCCGCTAAACCCTGGCGAATACATCAAGGTTTGGATCCGCCTGAGATTTACAGCTAACCCAACTCTTATTGACGTTACTGATTATGACTACTTCATAAGCATCAAAGACCTGACTATACCTATGCGCCGTACCAACGGCAGAATGTCAATGTCGAAGGTGTTTAGTATGTCTCTCAAGGAAGAAAACTATATACTTCGCGAATGCCTACCAAAAGACTTCGCCGTTCAGAACATATATAAAGTTATTGACAACGGAAATATCAATATATTTCACATAGAAGATGACAGGTTCAAACTTCTTGTTATAAAGCCAGGACCAAATCCCGACAACTCAAAGTATATCAGTCTTGACATCAGCACATTCGTTCCAGATATAACAGCCAATAACGAGTTTATATCCAACTTCACCGAATGCTTTACAACTGCTATAACGGGAACCGTGGCGACCACTGGAACGTCTGGAACCCCACCGACAACTGGTGACAAGTTGGATTATCCAGACATAGCCTACGACTACACTAACATAGTCGGAACCAAGTTTCTCGTTGATGTATTTGGGTCTAACAAGCCAGATAGAAATGACTTCTATCTGTTCTTCAACACATTCCTCACCGACACAACCGACGATTACATTCAGAAATACGGTCATAGGAACTACTACTGGAACTGTGGAATAATTCATATAAACCTAAACCACCTAAACGATGCTTTCTTCGACGGTATTGAGGCTGGTTACTCAAACGTCAAGACCATAAACTTGATAGAACAATATGAAGAGATAATCCACGATAGGTTCTTCATCCAGTCGGTTATGCTTCAGGATGACCTGTTCACTGGAACTGGCTACATTCCAGAAGATTGCCGCATTGTCAACAACAAGTCAAAGCTGTTCTACTTATGGGAAGGTGACGTTGTAAACAGGAAGCCGATGCTTCAGATGTTCAACATACCATCGGTGTTCTCGACGGTTATAAACACCATAGAGAACAACGCTGGAACAGAAGGATATATAACATTTGAAGAGCCACATGTCAATCTTATAAACTATGGATACTTCAGAGACGTTCATCTGATAGACAACAGTATAAAATATGTTCAACTTGGTCCAGCCACCCAGGCTGCTTTCCACCATGGTCTTTCTCCTGTTTCTTACGACATGGATAACCTTGAGTTGAATCAGTTCTCATCGACCTGGGCTTTTGGTATATCTACACAGAGCGTATCAGTTGTTGTTCCACCTGTTACCGGATCTTGTGAGATAATAACTACTCCAGCCGTTTCAGCGGTTGGAACTGATGATATTTACTTTGATAGAAACAATCCAAATCACTGGCATTTGGCAAGTCAGTCGCAGTTTGATAGCTTTATAGGTGGCGGATTCGCTGTAAATAGAAGCGATTATACATTTAATCTATTAGACAGAAGCATGCCTATATTCAATATTCATTGTCTCGGAAGTCAGGCTCTTTCAGCATTGAAGGCTTCTTATAACTTCAAGACTCTGAAGTGGGTATTGACTTTGAACACCGAATCTGGCGACCCTTATGAAGTTGAAGTAAGTGACGCTGACTTATTCATTACGGCTGAGAACGCCATAACTGTGAACCTCTTCCGCCAGTTGGATTATGGATGCTCTAAGAAGTATATAGTTCACATGGAGATTTGGGTAAACGGTAAGCAGCTATTCAACGGCGTGAGCTACACCAAGTATACCAACGATACCTTCGTAATAACCCACAACAACGAGGGAACCTTCGCTGGTTGGCTCTCGTATTGGGATGTGAAGAAGTATATCGAAACCGACGTATCCAAATACGCAGTTCCTATGTTCCAGATTCTATCAAATATAGCCTGGGCTGAGTTGGAGTCTGAGATTGTAAACGTTACCGAAGTCGAGTCTCTAAAGATGTTCAACTTCAAGCGTAACGTTCTCATGCGTAACCTTGATTGGGGTTCTAAGGAATCTATCGTAATACCTATTGTTCTTCAGGGTAATGGATACAACGTTGACTCGTCGTATAACTTGGAAGTAAGAAGAAGCATATTCGACTTCTCCAAGATAGACATCAATCAGAAGTCATTTGCGTTTACATTGGAAGGTTCTTCCGATATCCTTGAATGGCAGGCAGGATCCTACGATATAGAGCGTGATTTGCTTGTTGTTTGGGTTAGAGTTGATAACTGGTCGGGTCAGAGAATAGTCATGTATTACACCGATAGTAGAGTAGCAAATACTCTTGAAACTCTCTACCCTTATCGTGATGACTGGTATGCAGCATGGCACATGAATAACAACGTCAAGATACCAAGAACTCGTTATGTTGACCAGAAGGTATTTGCTGGAGGCGAGCAGTTCGTTCGTGTCTCCGACTCGACAGGCACCGAATACCTCATTAGAATAGACAAGCAGTTTGTATTTGGCTACACCGAAACCTATAAGAGCAACAAGTTTGATATCAGTTGGGATGATAGAACAACTGATAAAGACACTACCGCTCTTATTGATGACTTCATCAGAACACACGTTCCTAAGTTTAAGCCTTCGTTTATGGAAATCAGAGATGTCAATAGCATATTCCCATACACACTTGAGAGCGGCGGAAACAACTTCAGTGTTCGTGAGAAGCAGCCAGATTCGAGTAACGTAATAGTTCCACAAGCACCCACCGTCATTTGCAGAATATAACAGGAGATACACATGTCAAACCAGAAAGTTGACTTTCAAAAGATAAGTGGCGGCGTGGTAGCCTGCGCTGGCGTAAATACGAATTGCTGGTATCAGAGAGATGCTGTCGATAAGTTTTCGGTCAACGGTGCCTTCAGCAGTCTCCAGACTATATTTGATTGGGTTCTTGTCAAGAACATTGATAATAGATTCTTCAAGTCGGGTGTTCTAAGATACTGCGAGGGGCAGACCTCGGTAAATATCAAGTTTAGCTCCCCATTCCCAAGCAATGACTACTTTATCTTCTTCTCACCAAACAACAACGTCAATGCCTTCTGGATTGACAAGAAGGTGTTCAAGTGCGTCGTTTCCTCAAGCGGTCCCCTTGGCTCAGAACTTAGCTGGATAGCCGTTCATAAGGAACTGGCACGAATGACGGGTATAAACAATCCGGGTTCAATATTTGCCGGAAGTAGAGTCATAACCAATGATTCGATACCTTCGATCATAACTAAAGAAACACTTGACATTGCTGAAGATGCCGATGCTAATGTAAATGGATGGTATAATAACGAAATAATCATCAAGCCAACCGAAACATTAGACGAAATATATAAACCAATGAGCCTTTCATCATATTCGACCCTTCTATCAGCTAACATAAATATAAATAATTACTGGATAGAAAAGGCTAAGGATAGGGTCAAGGTTGGGACGAGCTATCCAAAATCATGCCAAATTGACTATCTTCTAATCAAGTCGGGTGTCAACTGGTGGGATGAAATCTAAGGAGCATTGTAAAGATGGCAAAATACACCGAAAACATAAGTCTGGTCAATCCGACTAAGTTTGTCAATGATGAGAATGCAAATGCTCCCGTCAAGGAAGTTCAGGGCAACGTTGAATACGTTCTCAACTTCCTCAATGGCAACAAGGCACTCCAGGCAGGAATTTACGGAAACCTATGGGATTATGACCGTGACGGCAGAAGACTCACCTACAACGGCGGAAAGTTTGACACCTATAAGAAGGTAAACTCGTGGTTAGCCTTGAATAACCTTCAGGTAGCCAATGACGATGAGATGTCTTGGGATGTAACCAATTCCAGAGCAGTTTATAAGGGGCAGACAGATGTATTGGTTGATAGACCAAAGTGGATAGAAAAGGAAATATGGATTCCAGAAACCCTCCGTGACCAGAAGCTTATATTCGCTATCAAGGCGAGCGGATGCACGGAAGCAACCGGCTGGACCGAAGCTACCGCCGTATGTGAAACCATCGGTATTCAGATTCTCGGCGGTGACACAGACGTTCAGACATTTCGGAACGTAGGTGGGTGGAATAACCACTTATACTACTCGAATGACTCCTATGGCGTCAAAATGACTACCGTTGTTGTTCCTTTCAAAGCATCTAAAACAACCAAGTCGGTAAAAGTAAAGATCCTAAGAACTGTCAACGACAACTACTTGCATATAGATAAGGTTTTTGTAGGTGGTCTTTGCACTCCATACGAAAACGACATAGAAGAGTATAAGATATACGATCTTGACATTAACGAGTTCTTTGACTATGTAAACGTATGTACTAAGGTTGTTTCAACAACTGTTCTCGGTCACAAGGTTGCCGACGCTCGTGATCATATTCGTGGTAACGACCTCATGACATGGTATCAGTTCAACTATGTCATGCGTGAAATTCTCACATATGGATCTGTTTATACTACTTCACACACAACCCCAACAACAGGAACTTCAGGAACCTCGGGCGACCCTGGAACCTCTGGAACTTCCGGTTCTCCAGCCACAACCGGAGCCTCCGGTTCTCCCCCCGATCATAATTGGAACCTTATAGATGTTCTTCCTATCTATGGAAACCTACAAGGCAAGGTAACATGCAATACAACTGAGCGTGTATACCGTGTAGATCACCCGGTTCTTGAGAATCCTTCAGCACCTATCATTACATTACAGATACCTTCGGCTACTTCTCAGGTATTCGTTCAAGGTGTCTTTGACGTACAAAACGACCACTTCTACGTCACTCTATCTGATATCCCTTCTGAAGACGGATATATCATAAACTGGACTCTCGGCAACGCCTTCTCCCCAAGAGAAGCTATAGACGCTTTGGATCTACCAGATGAAGCTGCCGCAGAATGCCCATTGCCAACCGTATACCCACAAATATTCAACTATGAGAGCAACGCCTAATGGCTGATTCCAACCTCCTATCAGAAGACCTATCCATCATAAATGGTGACAAGAGTGCTTCTGTAAAGAAAGACGGGCAATTCAACGACACTCTAAACAACCGAGTAGTCGGGGATGTCGTTGCACTAAGCGACGGGTGGACTAATGCCAACAATTCCCAGGATGGATCTACCTTTATTCAAAAGGTTACAACTTCCGATTTATACGATATTGAGTCGAACTTTGTGAAGAAAGAAGGAGAAACAGTATCACAGTCAAGATACATATACGACGATACAAAAGGAACATTGAAGTTCAAGGATGAAACGTTAGCCAAGCAAAATGAGTTTGGATGCACATATGAGGGTTCCGATGAAGTAAGCCTAAATGACATGGTTCGCGACCTTGAGATTCTGTCAGCATTCAGCAGAATACCAGACTTCGGAACGATATATGATTTCCAAGTTCGTCAAATGAACTTTGGTATCTATAAGTATGCCAACGCTCTTCTCTGCATAAACCTTGCCAAGTCTCTTGGCTATATGTCGATGGATAAGATCATCAACGATGAGTTCATTACTAAGAAGGGAATGAATGACCTGAATGCTCGCTTTGCTGGAACTGCCGACGAAGCTAACTATCCAAAATACAGCGGATGGCTTGACGGTGAAGAGTATATCAAAGGTGGATGGGTTGATATTGATAAACTCATCCACCAAGCTCTAAGCAATGATTGGGCATATGACGCCGATTGGTCGCTTGCTGTTAGAACAAAGAAGTTCCAAGACCGTAAGCGTGCTTTGGTATATCTTATCTTAACATACACCAGTAGCGTGTGGGAACTCAACTCAAACAACAAGATTATTGACTTTGGATTAAGAATCATAGACAAGACATCCGGCAAACAACTAGACTACACTGATATAAAAGATGGTCTGAGAAGTATCATGGGTCAGACTATGACCGCTCACTTTGTTGGTGAGTTGGGAGATGCAAGTAAAAACGCAGATGGAAGTCTCTCGAATGGGCAGCCATCATCCGCCGCCGAATGTAAGACAAGTGGGTGCGACAAAAATTACATTGCCAAGTGTGATGGAACTATATACAAGACCGATTGCCAGTCGGTTTCTATAAATGCAGGATCGCCAGAAGATGCATCCGCTGGAAGTTCGCATGTTCTCATGCCACAATTCAAGTTGAACCCATTATCAAATTACAGAAAAGATAAGCCAGATATTCTCAACACCATTGACCCTATAAACTGGACTACAGGTAACATTGATTACATAAAGACTACATTCAAAGAAAGTTACATATGGCTTGATGAGATAACTAAAAAGTTCGGTGACACAACCTACGAGTCAACACCTCTAAATCAAAACAGAGCATTTCATTATGTCGGTGGAACTTTCAATAACGGGGTAGCTCTTGGTGGGTTTTACCATAGGAACGATCCAATAAATGGAAGAGAGTATTGGGGATTAGCCGAAACCGACGAGGTGTGGAATGGAACTGCGTGGAGAGTATCTGGAAACTCCCCAATCACTCGCGGATTAGGTCTTTCAGGCGGAAACTCAGATTACTTCGTCGCTGCGTATGGTGTGAAACCATCGTGGTCAGTGTATGAAGATGAAGTAAATGGAACAAAAGTATCGCCATATAAGTTTACTACGGCAGGCATGAGCAAGTTTTATGAGTATAACAACGGCATATGGTCTGACCTCAATATAGATCCAATCATTGAGAAGCATTCGGTTGCTGGAACCATAACAGCTACTAAGACTGGAAATGACGCAGCTTCAATACCAAATGAATTATTTAAGAAGACTCAGCTTCCAAACTCCACGGAATGTATTGAAGCCTGCACGTCAACTGTTGACGATTTGATCAACTACGTTGGAGTATCTTCAACGGATGTGTCATTCAAGAATATAATGAGTGGATTCTGTTTCAATGGAACACGCGGACCCGTAGTGTTGGATGGGAAAAACTACTGCGAAGATTTTGACGATAATATTATATTCTTCTCGCGCATATATGCCGTAAAACCAAAGACAGCCCCACTAACAACCAAATGTTCCTTCGTTGACCAAAGCAAGAAATATCCAGTGAAGACCATTGGAACTTGTTACGTTGGAACGGGAACACATGGAATAGCAACAGGTGGAAAGACATGTTCCCCATTGCTATCATGTAATGGTGCCGACGCTCGAACCAACAAATACAATAGATACTTCGATACCTCAAAGTATCATGAAGAATATGATTCAACTGTTAAGTATGCATATGAATGGAACGGAACTGCGTGGACTCGTAGAGACGATATGCCAGAAGATGTTGCTTTCCACTGTGGAGTTGGCGATGAGAAGTGGTCTATATTTTGGGGAGGAATACATTCTAGCGTAGAAAGAGCAAATGTATCCCTGCTTATACCTGGGTGTGATACATGGTACGATGTTATGGCTGCCTTTAATGGAGCTTTCAATAGGTATGGTCTATGCGGTCTATCTGGTGAAATAAAATATGCCGACTTCGCCAACGTATTCTTTGATACTACTAGCGTAGTTTCTGGCGGAAATGTTGAGATATACAAGAACCCATCATTCAATTCCAACTCAAAATCCAAGTACTACCCTGTAATAGAAGTTGCATCGGCATGCACAAGTAAATTTGACATTGATATATCTATCGGTTCCAACAGTTCCTTGGAAATATGTCCCGGCGGTTCAAGTTCTCTTCTCGGCGCTAGAACCGATTGGGGTGTTAAAAAGAGATTCATCGGAAACATCGAAAATGAAATACTCTCAGCAACCATAACTATACATCCAGCAGGGTCGGTCGGATTTACTTCTAACAACGCCCCAGCATTTGGAATATACATAGGACTCTACGACTTATCAACAGGTAAGTACGTTCTAGCTTCCTATTATGAGTGGAAGGCTGGCATGTGGTCTGCTGACTATGATGGTGCAGTTGCCGACGTTCTGTTAGATCCTTCTGGAAATACATTCATAATAAATCCAGAAACCGCATCTCTCCCATATACATCCAGTTCATTCACATGGGATGTAACTGGATCTGATATATACGATTCAGTCGGAGAAATATCCGGGGCTTCAATATCCGGTGATCTTGTAGTTGGATACACCGACTACGGCGGATTCTATACTGGTATAGGGCACCGCGGTCATTATAAGCAAACTACAGTTCCGATCAGCGGAAACATGATGTATATAACCGTTTACGAAGGCGGCGATACAGTTCTCATAAATCCCGTGTCTGGTGATCAAGATTGCTTCTGTGTAACCCCATGCTCTGGAATGAGTATTACTGGAGGATCGACGGTTGTATATGATGCTGACGCCCTCGCCACCGCGGTATCGACAGGCTGGGTTGGAAAGACTGTCATAGTTGACTCTGACATATACAATTATAGATATACTAACGTATGTAATCTTATATCAAGTAACTACAATAAGAACAGCCCTTCTGACGGTGGAATGCTTATGTCATCCATGTCGAGCTACGCAAGTAAGTGGATTTGGTCGGTTCCGATGAATGTGGTTGGTGATGAAGACACCGATGAATTCTTTATCCAGAGAAGTTCGGCTATTACCCCAACTGAACATGGTTGTGAAGTAGTTAGATCAACCACACGCAATGGTAAAGCTAGAGTTTCCAGAGCTATTGTGGCAGATTCTTATTCCGATGGAATTGGTATGTATGGATTTGGTAAGTCTAATATAGAAAATTCATTAGCTGGATTCCCAACTAGCGGCTTCTTTGAATATCAAGAAGTTGGAACCCCAATGAGTTACGACAACTCCATGAAATCATTCCCATGGGTAGCCATTGGTGATAACGGAACAGTCGGACCACGCGGCAGCGTCGAGATGTTTGATGATCTTGGAAACTACTGGTTTGCTATTGGGGATTATAACAATAAGAAGGCATCTGAGATTACTTCAACACATCTCAACACCTTTACCATTGTCATGGTTCCAACGACCAAGTTTGATAAATTTAACGAACTTATCATAGCCAAGTCTAACCTTAGTTCTGCAAGTAAGTCGATTGACGGATTTGAAATAGCTAAAAATTTCGTGGAAGTAAATCCAGTAACCGGTCTTTACACGACTAATAAGACCATTCGTAATCGTGAGGGTTTGATAGAAGCGGTAAACGCCTACAATGGTCAAGATATATTCGACGTTTACGTTAAGCTATTTGATTACAACCTCCCAAGTCTTGATACTGATAACCAGTTTGTAGCCAACAGCATATCTGTAGTTCCTTCCGGTGGAACATACAACCTCCCATACTTTGAAACTGTGGCAAGCCCTGCGAAGCATGTTGAAATGTATGATGTTGTAACAACTAAGGATATAGATTGTCTGTCGTGTTACATAAGCGATGGTGGTGATGAAAGTAAGTATGCCGGAAAGAACTGGATACAGCATTATCATGAAGAATGGGTAGCCCCATACATTCAACATCCATTGGCTGGCATAGTTTCGAGAAGCGGATTTAACGTTTGGCTTTCGGCTGGTGATTGTTCACCACGCTGGGGAACTACAATCTGGACCACCCTTGATGATGGGCGCGTTTGGGTACACTTCAAGCGTTCAAGAATAGCCGTAAACGAGCTTCGCAACCATCTCATTTATTCCATAATAACCTCATCGTTCACTATAGACAATTACGGAAAGAATGTAACCTCGGATACACGCGTTATCAATAAGTATGATGAGTTTATATTCAATCTAAGTGATTACGCTGGTGATACATTCATAGAATCTCTTATTTCTGAGACTGATGTGGATAATAAAGAAAAGACTTGCGATGAGCAGACATCTGTATATGTTCCAGACTCTATCTGGTCAGTCTGCACCAGTGATTGTACATCATTCACCACCTTTACATCGCCAACATGTTCCGCTGGATGTAATGACGTTTACATAGATGCCTTTACGGGATGTGTAACAGGTCAAGATGGCTTGAATAACTACTCGGCGGAAAATTTCGACCCTGACATCGGCTATGTCGAATGGGCAACAAGCTTCGTTATGGAGTATAAGAAGCCTATCATAACCGAGAATGCAGGCGATGACAAGTATTACTATAAGTATAATATTGATGAATTGGGTTCTAACTGTCTCAAGGATAGGGAGCCAATAAATGATCAAAGCCTAGTTGCAACCTCGTGGAGAAGATTCCAAGACGGTGTTGGATTGGGTGGGGATGCGCCTCTATTCAATCGCCCCGGCGCAACCTTCACATGCAACTCAGCATTGAGCAACTTTGTCGGTCAGAAAGCATTTGGCGACCCTGACAAGGCTATCATTTGCGGTGGATACTCGGTAGAGTCTAACGGCGACCTCGCATTCAATCATGCGTTCTGGAACTACTTCACACAAGGACCAACATTCAAGTGGAATAGATTCGTTATAAATCCAGAAGATACTGTCAACAAGAACTATACTTATAGAAATCTGTCGCCATTCTATACCAACTTTGAACAAACGACTACTGACTCGGTTCACGGCTCAGTTCTATTTGACGTATCTGGTCCTGTAACGGTTGAGAGATTCGGTCAAGTTCTATTCAACAACACCAACGAGGCGAGTGTTGAGTTCGAAACATTCCCCGACTTTATCACTACGAAAGATAAATACAGTATATCTTTGACTCCTAGTGATAACGTTAGAGTATGGTGGGAATCTAAGGCTGATGGAAAGTTTACAGTCAAGTGTGAACTAGCTACATGGAATGGAATTGTTGACTGGAAGGTAATATACATAGACAACATTCCGGCTGACCAGATAGACGGTATCGACCCTCAAACCACATTCGACGGTTACGAAGACAAATAAGGACTAAACAATGGCTGTCAATAAGAAATCAATGCAAGTAAATGGAGTGGTCCTTAAGGGATCCGCCGAAGCTACATCGTATGATAGTCTCGACGGTGTTGACGTTGGTCTTTTCACCGATACCAGCGGCAACCTTTTGATTCGTGATAAGTGGGTCACCGACGTTCTCGGCAGAAACTCAATAACCCTGAAGGAACTCTACACCAAGTCAAAGGGCGTCTATTCGAGGCTCAATTCGGCTGGACAGGCTGAACTTCTCTTCAAGGATGACACGGTATCAAGACCTTACTCGCTCAACGAGATAGTAAGCTCATGCCAGAACTGGCGCAAGTTCCTCACCAGCGGCTCGTTGTGGTGGGCAGGACGCTCGGAAATAGACCACAGCAGTTGCGCAAACCTTCCGAGAAAGGATGATCCGGATGGTCCGTTGCGTGTATGGTCTATTGACCGCTACCTGTCTCAAATAAACAACTTTCAGAAGTGTTCAACAGTAACCCCATTGACATTCTTCGATATGACTATTGACAAGAGAACAGGTTCGCCTAAGTGGTGGGATGTTCAGAACCTTGAGATTGTCATGCCACCAACTGACAACTATAAAGCTGCCATCATCATGGTCAAGCTGGCATTCGGCTCTTATAATTCTCCGGAACCAATCATGTTCAGACTGTATGATGAGACTGCTGGTGTAGAATTGGTCAGAACAGCCGTTACACAGGCTAATGGCGGAAAGCTACTCTACCCTACTTCCCTCTCTTATTTTGGTCCAATGCCAACGAAAACAAGCTCCACGAGGTTCGGAAACATCACGGTCAAGTCGGATAGCAACTGCGAGGAAGATTGCGGCTGCACCGACATAACATGTGCTGAAACAGACCCATACTGCACAACAAGGGTTAATCAAGCGGCAAGTCAAACATTCGCCTCCGGTTCTCATCTTATAAAGGTTCAGTTTAGAGTCATAAACTATCATCCAGATCATTGGGAGAGAACATTCGGTATAGAGTTTGATGACGGCACCGGATCGTCGGAATATGCAACTACGTCTTCTATAGACGCTCTCGTATTCAATACCTCCCCCGATTCTAAATATACAAGACTACAGGGGTCGGTTGACTTTTCCGGGGAAACAGAAATAAAGGTAGCATTTGACACTGCCCTAGCCAACACAGCATACGCTGTCAGCCTCTCACCAGACAATAACATCAATTGCTGGTATACTGCTAAGACTATCAACGGTTTCACCATCAAGTCGGAACTTCCTTTCAGGGGCAAGGTTGACTGGACATTGCTAAACAAGGCTGGAGGATAATATGAAAGACCCGTCATTAGTTGATTCACTGGTAATAGGTAGACAGGAGAATCGCATAGAGAAGCATGTCGATGGTTCTATGATATTCCGCGACGTAAACGTTCCGGGTGTTAGACTCGTTGACCTATTGGGTGGTAACATAGTCATAGATCCCGGTATCTATGTAGCAGTTGTTGTCGCAGACTGGACATACTCGGCTGGTCTTTATAGTATTAATATTCCTCATAACTGGAACCTTTGTTATCCAAATATGTTGAATATAGAACTGTATGACGAGAACTACGAGTTGATAACTGTAGATACTGTAAAAGTATTCGCAAACTATGTTACAATAAAGTCAACTCTACCAATAAAGATGTATGTATCACTCAAGAAAATATAATAGATGAGCAATAACTTCCCATTCAAACTATATCAAGTAAAGAGTAAAGCACCGCAGCAAGCCTTTGTATACATGGGCAAGCCGTTCAAGGATTCTGTCGGTTCAGACTCTTTTTACCCCCATATGGTTAATAAGAAGTGTGAAGACCTATACCTTTTTACTACCCTCGTTGGTTCTAAGAACATTCAGTTCACCCCATCAAAGCTGATTCCGCCTCTTGCTGAAGGTAATCCAAAGGTTATAACTGACCCGTTTATTCACATAGACTCAAGATGGTATCATTTCAGATACCCAGGAAGAGAAGATGACATTCCCGAAAATCTTCCTCCGAATGACTTTATCAAGACATATACCAAGAAGACTGACGGCGACTACATTGTTGAGTGGCGCAAACTCACCAGCGATGGTTCTGTTCTCATCAAAGGTAGCACATTCTCAACTGTTCTATGGAATGGCTCAAAGTATATTTCAGACGCCGCTGCTGGGTATGATGAAGGTCCTACCCATACGAGTACAATAAACGACGATCTTATTTACCTCAAGACCAGACACTTCATTGAGGTTATCAGAAACACTATAAAGAGCAACAGCCTGTCAATAATATACAAGAAGTATATTGACGAGTGCAAGTGGAAGTCAACATTCCTCATGAAGAGATTTAGAGGAAGTTACTGCATCAACGTTGTAGACAATAGCAATAAAGCCATACAGGTAGGTCTAAAAAATACTCCAACGTGTAATTGCGGATGTGTGACCTGTTGGGAATTGATTGACGATAGTATTATTGAACGCTACTCTCGTATTAAAACGCTTGATAATGAATCCGAATACGATTCCTCGAAGGTATCTCTCACATCAAAATGGGAAGAATATAAAGCAGCATTAACAGAAGATGCTGAAGGAATAGAGATGACATGGCTTGAGCAGTTTGAGTATAACTGGCTTGACAACGTGTGCTATAACAGATATCAGCAATTCCCAATCGTAGTAAAAGACGAGAAGACTGTTGAAGTAAAATTTAAGAGATATTCCGATAGACAGAACCGTTTCTATGGTATAAGTCCTAAAACATCTACCAGAGAACACCATGCGATGCCTCCCGTAAAGACATCGGACGACATTCCGCACATCTATAGCTATAAGAATACACACTCACTACACCATCCACCATTTACATTTGGCACATCTCAATACGATAGATACGCTACTCGTAAGACAAAGTTTATAACCATGGGAAGAATTGACGATGGGAAGGAACGTGTTGTAGTTCCCCCAGGAGTCATATTCCGCTCATACAAGGCTATTCCGGGTGTTCTCAGTCTTTATGAGCTTGATGTTCCTTATAGAAGACCGGATGAGTATCATTTCGCCGTAGATAACTATGGTAACATACTCGGATATAAGAACCTACCATACCCTGGTCTTCTTCAGGTTGAACATCCAGTAGAATCGTGCAACTTGAACCCGGCTGCCCCGGATGAAGTTAAAGGAACAATTGTAAAGGATGCTTGGCAGTGTTACTTTGACAATGACAAAGCAGGTTTCTGTGACGAATCACGCTTGGATGCCATACATAAGCACCGTATAGATAATAAATTCTTCGTTGTCAGTAAAACCCTCAATCCAGAAGACCATGATGAATTGAAGTCGTGCGAACAGGTATCAACATCGGGTTGGAATATGATATCTGATCTTCAGAGCAATCGCAAGAGCCATGCCTCAGTTTCAACGAGTTTAGGTGTGGTTGTTGTTGGTGGGTTTGATATACCTACAGAAATACTAATTAGCTGTGAGGTTATGGATACATTTGGAAACTGGTCATATATAGATAGTCTTAGTGAACGTCGCTACGGTCATACCGCAAGTATGGTTACTGATACTTCTGGCGGTGAATATATTTTCGTTGCCGGTGGATACAATGAAGAAAACGGCGTGTTGAAAACCTGTGAACTATACAATGTATCAACTGGAACATGGCAAGCATTGCCAAATATGATTATGCCAAGAATTGGGCATACTTCAATATTCATCCCATCAACAAATAGTTTGTACGTTATTGGTGGATATAATGGTTTCACGTCTTCCAACTGTCCAGATAAGGAAAAGAACTACTTAAACACCGTTGAAGTATTCGACATTTCTCTCGGAACATGGAACCTTCTCGGAAATACTCTATCTTCTGCAAAAGCTTACCATACATCAACTCTCCTTCCGGATGATACTATACTTGTTTATGGTGGTTATACTGGAAATGGGTTGGCTACCAAGTATGACATAATAAATGGAATATATGTCAGTAGCTTCTCAATGTCATATGGAAGACGCGACCATACAGCAACATCATTGCCTTCAGGTGATGTTGTAATAGCTGGCGGATTCAACCAATCTGGAGCTTTGGCAGCGTGTGAAATGTTCCTTTATGGATCTAATTTTGTTACTTCAATAGGAAGTATGAATTATGCTAGGGGGAACCACGCAGCGGTATATGCGGGTGGGCTTGTTAAAGTTACTGGTGGATATAATCTTATAAACGTATTATCATCTACAGAAAACTACGACTATGGAACTGATATATGGAGTGCGGATGCTAATCTAAACGTTGCTAGATACAAGCATACATCTGTAACTGACATAAGCGGAAACAACGTATATGTTATAGATGGTTACGCTGATTCAATCATAAACGAAATAGAAAACGTTAGTGGTGGTGGAACTCACACCTATGTAAATATTCACCATTGCCCAATATGGATTGATAAAGATATATTCTGCTCATACTTGGCAACCGAAAATCCAAAGAAGTTCCAAGGAAATTCATATGGCAACGATTGCACGGCAATGTCATGCACACCAAGCGGATCGCCAGAAACATCCTCTTCATCGTCATCGACTTACATACCCTCATCATCGTCATCATCGTCATCTGACACCAATACAACTGTAATAGTTATTGACGATCCTCTAACTCCGGAGGTTCCAACCGTAACAACTGAAAATTCATCGTCTTCATCTATTATCGAAACCGATATACCAAGACCATCAGTTGTATACGAAGATGATCTACAGACTAAGAACACTGTTCATGGGTTTGTCGATGAAAATACAGACGGGATATATACTTTCACAGTTCCAAACGGTGTCAATAGAATAAAGGTAATGGTTTGGGGCGCAGGCGCAGGCGGTGGGGGATATGCTCATATAGATGTAACCAACGAAGATCGCGAACACTCACTCACAAAAGCTTCTGGCGGCGGTGGCGGCGGCGGCGCTCATGTAAGAATGATGAAGGATGTTCTTCCTTCTACAACTTATACCTTCACCATTGGTAAAGGTGGAAAGACCGGTCAATCAGTTGTGGTTGATGGTAAGGCTAACTCAAGTGGAACTATTACTTGGTATGATGGCGATGGGAATACCATAGCCGAGCCTTCAAGTATAAACGGCGCAAACGGTGAGAATGGTGGAAATTCCTCATTTGGTGGAACTCTTGTGGCATACGGTGGAAAGGCTGGAATTGGAGCCACTGTTCAGCGTGGAACTGGAATCGCAGGTCGCGGTGGATGGGGTTCATCCGGTGGCTTGACTCCTTCCGTGAAGAGTGGAAACATATACAAGGGTATAAATGGAAAAGACGGAGAGTTTATCCACGAGGGTCCAAAGGGACCAGCCCTATTCGGCGGTGCCTCCGGGTTTGCTGAAAGTGCCAGCGGCGGGTCATGTGCAATTCAGGGCGCTGGACATGGCGGTGATGGTCAGAGAACTAATTCGTTGGCTGCTGTTACCGTTGATGGGCAAGATGGTAGAGTAAGAATAGAATGGTAAAATAATAAATAGAGAGATATATGTCTGATTCAACAGAAGTATTACCATTTACCATATACGAGCCGAGAAACCTCGGTTCTACCAGGGCATACGCATATCTTGGAAAAGACGTTTCCGATGGTGTAAAAACGTTTGATAGTTTCGCCGGGGATGAGAGAACATCGGATAACTGCTTTACAGTTCTCATGTTTGCGTCGATAATCGGCGGCAAGAGTATTCGCGTAGACCCATGGACTAAGACTGACCCCCATACTTTTATAGACCAACAGTGGTTTGATCTTAGACCATTCAGATACCTAAAGTCGTGGAGAAATAACTACAATCCACCCGAAGATGTGAAGTTACAAGATTATGTTGACTCACTGGAAGGAGTTGTAGACGAGACTCTTCCATATAATAGCTCTATTTTCGAGCGTGGTGAGACATACCTCAATAACTACGACCCTGTGTATTATGTCAGGAGATTGACATCTGACGGGTCTGTTGTTGTAAACGCAAATAGCGGAAGCTTTTGGTGGGGTGAAAACGCTGGAGAAAACGGTCAAACTGCAAACATCAACCCCGACAATCAGTTACTCCTACAGGCTCATGAATATGAAGTTAAGTGTACTGGCGGCACCGGCACATCAGTTAGCATATGCCCTATAAAAGAAGTAAGAGTTGATGCCAAACGTAATGGTTTAACATACATCATGCGTGATTTGGAAGCTGGAAAAGACACAGCCATATTTGAGTATGATAGATGGGTAAACAAAAGAGACGGTTTGGTATTTGAGGATTTGAGCGACTTGATACCGCAAGGAGTTCATCAAATAGCCCAATTCAAGGAATGTGTTGGGTCTTATAAGTATGGTAAGTTCTGTGATATAAATTCAAGCTCTTCTAGCTCTTCTAGCTCTAGCTCAAGCTCTAGCTCAAGTAGCTCTTCTAGCTCTAGCTCAAGTAGCTCTTCTAGCTCTAGCTCAAGTAGCTCTTCTAGCTCTAGCTCAAGTAGCTCTTAGCTCTAGCTCAAGTAGCTCTTCTAGCTCTAGCTCAAGTAGCTCTTCTAGCTCTAGCTCAAGTAGCTCTTCTAGCTCAAGTAGCTCTTCTAGCTCAGAAAGCTCATCAAGCTCTTCTAGCAGCAATATTATAGTTTCAAGTAGCTCTTCTTCAAGCTCTTCTAGTAGTTCTGTTGCAGAAGAAGTGTGGACTTTCCAGGCTATTGATTACAATCAGTTCCACGGATCCTGTTCACATACTCCTGACTTCTCAGCAATTGACACCGAGTTCACAGCTTCTTCCGCCGCTGCGGCTAGAGACGGTTCTTGTCAAGGTAAGGCTAAGATATTTAAGACTAACCCAACCGGACTTACATGTTGTGTAGCAGTAAATCCTGACATATTCGACTCTTCGGCGTTTAGATTGGAAAGTACACATCCATCAGATCCTTCCGAACCTGTACAAACAGTCATATACATTTATAAGTATGAAGATGGTTGTGACAGTGCCGATGATGGAACCTTGACAATAACCGTTCAGAGACTATCATAATAGGATAATACATGTATACTCCAGAAATATCCGGAACATCCTGTGGAACACAAATACCACCACTTACTGAGTGGGAGAGAGAGTCATCTTGTCGTTTCGATTACATGTTGGAAACTATGCGCTGCCTCTACTCTAGGTCATTTCAGCCACTTTACTCGGAAACCAAGTGCCCTTGCGATACTTGCTATGAGCCTAAGATATGGAATAAAATGATTGAGCAGTCAAGTCAATTGAATAAGAGTGTTTTGTGGAACGACATAATAAAGAGATGGGAACCTGTAGATTTCGACCAAGACTTAACCGAAAATGTTGATGAGGTTAGCGGCTACGAATTTAGATCATACAAAGATATCTACAAGATAGACATTGATAAGTATGAAGTTGCATGTGATACGAATTACTGTCAGCCCACCGAAGACTATGACCGCGGCATGGGTTCAATAAAAATGAACTACGGATACAATGTCACCGAAGAAAAAGATAACTGCTGCATATGCAACGATATAAAATCACGTTTCGCAGCAGCGGGAACCGAGTATGTTCTGATCCACAACATAGTGGATTACATTGATACTGTATTTCCATGCGGCAACCACATGTGGTTGTTATATGACTACTCCAATATAGGGTCGCAGAACGCTATATTGAAGTTTATGGATATATTAGACCCAACGCAAACGTTTGAGTGTGCGTTTCAGGGCTGATTCTTAGCACCCTTCATAACCGCTTCCAGCTTTCTTTTGAGAAGCGATTGAAGGGTCTGAAGCTGGTCAGCGAAGTTGTTATACGCATTATCATCACCGGCAGCTTTAGCTTCACGCATCTGCGACTCAATAAACATATATAAAGCTTCAGTCTGATGCTGACTGTAAATATCCTTGCTGTGCTTCATCTGCCCTTCCCACTCATTAGCAATAGAGAGCCAATCGCCAATCTCAGCAATACGGAACTTGATTTCCTTCTCAATCTTCTTCACCGATATATTGATTTCAAGGATAGCCAAATCCATTCGCTCAATATCGCATTGGATAAGGAACGGGTCATTGTTCGAGTCTGATACTGCTCTGGCAAGTATTTCCTTAGCCTTCTCCTTCTTGTAGAGAATTTCACGAAGGTTGATATTGGTCTTCTTGTAGTTGAGCATTTCACGCATCAACTCATAGAACTGAACTTCAGCTTCCTTCTTACACTGCCAATACTTGGCATCTGGCGTTGGGAAGCGAGCATTGGTCAGAACACCAACACACTTATCCATAAATGTTCTGTGCGCTGGAACATCCGTGTACGTTGAGAGAACAAACGCTTGGGCACGCTCCATGATATTGACTTCATGGGGCGTGACCAAACTCAACTTATTCAACTCGTTCATAACCTCAAGGGTCTTATCGACCGACTTGAGGATGAACGGATTCTCTTCCGACTTGACACTTATAGCAGTGTTCAATGGCTCACTGCTTATTATCTGATTTTCCATTTTTCTTCTCTTCCTTCTTTACTGGTTTCTTGGTTTCCTTCTTCTTCGCATCTGGCTTTGGTGGAGCCTGAACGACGATGAACGGGCAATTCTTCTTGAAGTCAAGCACATGATCGGCAAGCTTCATCTTCTTAGCTTCGGATGAAGTCATCCAGTTGTCAAGACCACCGAGAAGCTTTTCCTTGATGACCTTGCGGGTCAATCCAGTCTTTCTCTGGAAGTGGCTTTGCATTCTGGTGTATATGTTGTTGAACTCTCTGTGAGCCGAAACAAGATCATCCATCTTTCCTGCGACACCCCAGCTATACTGGTGAGACATGACGGAGGTATGCTCGGAGAGAACTCGGAATCCCTTTTCACCATTGATAAAGATAGTGAGAGCAGCAGAAGCAATCTGACCAGAGCCTATGGTGAATACGGGAGTGTCAATCGAATCCATCATATCGCAAATCTGCCAAGCGTCAACGACAGAGCCTCCACCCGAGTTGATAAGCATGTGGATAGGCTGCATGACTCCTGTTATCTTGTTCTTGATATCGTATGCGAGCAACTGTTCAGTGACCATCTTACTGGTCTTGTCATTGATAACTCCCGACACCATTATCAAGTTGTATGGGAGGGTGAAGTTCACAACTGTTTGTTGATCTTGCCCCTCGCCTTCCTCACTCTCTTCATCATCTTCATCCAAGTCGGCTTTTCTCTTTGGTGGTTTAGCCGCATTCTTCGCTTTGTAGAAGTCTGACGGGTTGAATGGGAATTTATTCATTGAGCTTGAACTCCTTTTGGTGTTTCTTCATTTACTTCCGGCATAGCGTCATAGTTGAACGTAGACATTTCTTTGTAGTCTACATCCCGCTTCCCCGTTCTCATGATAAAACTGTTTCCGCCTTTTACGGTCAGCTTTCCACAAGAGCATGTTTCTGTCTTCTTCTCGGGTGAAGATATTACAATATCACCACAATGAAGACATTTGGCTTTATTCTTTTGGATTATGTTATACGGCATATTACCCCTTGTATGTTTCGGCAAGTATATTGGTGAGTTGCTTCTTCAGGTTCTCTTTCCAATCTGGTCGAGGATCGTTGATTATATTATAATCATAAAAACTAAAAGCATCGGTTAGTTCTGCGTCTGCCCCGTCGTTCTTGAATATACCATCTGGACGGTAGACTTGTATCTTGACTACTCTTGGTTTCTCAAAGCTCCAACCCTGGTGTGTAGCCTTTGCATTTTCTACGAAGAGGTTATACATCTTGCTGTCAGGGTCGCCTTCATTTGGATAACGGTAGTCGGAAACGATTCCAACATCCATTCCGCTACTATATAGTTCGTTGTATACCTGCCAAGCCCATGTGTCACCCCAAATAGAACGGGCAAACCTTCCCTCTTCAATCAGAATGTCACGAACCGTTCTTGGTGTTCCATCGGCTTTTGGGGCTGCATGTGGAACGACACTCATCTTGTATTCTTGATCTTCCATTTTAGCCAAGTCAAGACCATATCTATCGGCAGCGTGCTTCTTCAACATCTTCGCAAACAAGGTACGCTTATGGGATATTTGTTTTTCTCTCAAGATATCTTGGAGTATATCACAGCAGCTATCCTTGCCCATCTGCTGCCGGTGTCCGAACAAATACACAACTTTCGGAAACGGGTAGGGCTGCGGATGTCTTGTATATTGAATAGGCATTTCTCTCCCCTTTGATAAACCCATTATAGGGCAGGGCGGAGATTAATCAATATCAGTTGATCTTATTTCTTTTCTGAAACAGACCACCGCCCATATTCATAATGTCAATATCAGTCTGTTCGTGCATAACGATTGTTATACCTTCCTTAGAACAGCTTGGGCAGATGACGGTTGCTGCAAAGCGGGTTGGCACAACTCCGAATGTTTGCTTGCCGCAGTGTGGGCACTTATATGATGCTTCCATTACTTTCTCCTATCCTGTGTTAGTTCCTGAATACGTCTCAGCTTCTCGTTTCCTCTTTCGAAGATGCTTCTGTCTTGACCCTTTACGGTATTTACGAGTGTCGGAGAAATACTCTTGGCTTTATTGGGCATCATTCCTGGCACACCCTGCATGCCCTGTAGATGCCTTGTAACGGGCGTAGGATTGAATTTGGCTGGTAGGGGTACTCCGATGGCTCCGGGGAAATTAAAGCCTCCCTGTGCGCCTACAACGTGCATTCCTTGCGGTATCTGCATGCCAGTGGGTAGTCCGTTCTTCTGAAGGATGCCCATGCGTATCTGCTCCTGCATGGCTTCCACCTTTTCTCTTTTTTCTTCTTCGGTATCACCTAAATCCATCTTGGCATCGAACCATGAAATCTTAGATAGATCCATGACTGTCTCAATCTCTTCCTCATAGTTTTCCATCGTTTCGACCCAAGGTGAGTCCATCCATGGCTGGTATTCGGCTTGTTCTGGCATATATATCCTTTATTTATAAAATAAGAAACCCTGCCACTATTGTAGCAGGGTTCTTTTTAGCCGAAACCGATGACTGGATTAGATATCCAGCTTGCCTGCCGCAATCTCGGGGTAGATATGGCAGAGGTTCTTGCAATACTGGTAGACGTTCTCGTAGCGGTCGATAACATCGGTGATTCCGACCTCGACTGGCGACTTGGCGAGCTTCACATTGAAGTCAGCCACCTTCTCAACCCCAAGGTGCTTCTTCGCATAGACGAAGTAGTTGCGGATGTAGAAGACACCCTGAATCATACGGTTGATTCGCTTCATGTTCAGGTAAGCCTTGCTGAACGGATGCTCAAGAACATCATCGCTGATACCATCATCAAGCTCCCACCAGACACGATGCGGATCCGACAGGTCGGCGTTGCTGGTGATGGTGCGGGAGTTTCCGCCAGGAACCGCAACCGTCTTGCCACTCTCAAGGTAGGAGAGAACATCACGGAACAAGCCACCGATCATGCCAGCGAGGTTGTCGGGGTTATCCATCAGCATTTCATCGGAGCCACCGACGATATACAGGTAGTCACGGGTCTTGTCATTGCCACGCTGCTTGACAACATAGCGAACAGACAGAGGCTTGACACTCCACTTGGTACAGACAAGACCCATTCGGATATTCTTGCCGATACTCGTGTCATCAGCCGACTCCTTCGGGATGAAACGGTCGGTGTCATCATCCCCACCGTAACGCTTGAAGAAGGTAAAGAGGGTGTTCAACTGCTCATCCGAGCGACTGTTGAAGTTCATGTCAGTCGAAACCAGACCGAACTTTGCCATGACTGCCGCAGACTGCTTGGAAGCGTTGCGAGGGTCGATGAGGGCACGGGTGTAGGGGATGTAACCGTTGATCCACAACGGAGCCATGGTCAGCACAGTATTTTCTTTCTTTGCCTCCATCTCCGTCTGCTCAAGGGCAGGGTAGATGTTCAGCGCATCCTTGGGGGTCGCAACCACTTGATTCGGAGTGCGAACCTGCGACATGGCATTACCCTTGATGGTATAGCCAGCCGATGGGTCGGTGTCAATAAGGGTGGCACCGAGGGTCGCAGTCTTGGCAGACTTGAGTCCGAACAGTTGGGTGACGATTTCGCTCATGGGTATTTTCCTCTTGGTTATGTTTTTATTATAGGTGGTATTCTACTGAATCAAGTCGCCGTCTCTTCGTCGCCTCGTGGGTGTGTCACACGGGGGTTTCCAGCCGACCTACACGGGTAAAGGCTCTTGAACTTGTTACGGGGCTGTATAAGTCTAACAGTATGATTGACTTGTGAAAGACCATTACTACGGACCCAACCAGACCATTCTTCAGCCGCAATGCCATTCTCCTGTTTGATTATACATTGCCCGTCAATCCAGTATTCATGCTGACAGGTAGAGTAACGGCAGATGGCGGGACCAGTTGATTGTGGCGAATCAAGTCGGTGAAGATAACCGTTGAACCAGTATTCTTCATCCCCGTCAAGATGGATAACGGCAGGACCGTCAACACGATGCTTCTTGCCGTTTACCCAATATTCTTTTTGCCCATGAATACCTTCATATGCTGGACCGTCAAAGCGATGTATAACACCATTCTCATAATGGTATGTTCCTAAATCTGTTTTTATGACCTTATAGGTATTCACTTGACTCTCTCTTGGAATTTCAAGATATGCTTGACATACTTCTCAGGGAATGCGTAAACGGTTCCAGTGGGGCGCATGAGTATTCCATCGGAATAGTATGGGAACGAGTCAAACGAGTAGTCGGTGTCACGCTTATATCGGGCAGCGTCTTCCGTCACCCCATTCTCATATCTATTCGTTTTCCACTCCGAAACCTTCTGAATGATGTCTGCTGGAAGGTCAACGGTTCCAACATCCTTGATAAAGGAATGTGACGGTCTGACTTCGGCTTGGTAGATGTTCTTTTCGCAAACTTCTCCAGTGAATTCCGTCTGCTCCCACAACAGCAGAGCATTCTTTATTTCGGAACGGTGGTAGGTATACGTTCTACGAACTCCCCAGCCGACGCTATTATCTTGTTCAGCAACACAGCGGGTAGTATCAACATATCCCAGGAAGACGTATTTCTTGGCACCCTTACCAACGTAAACATGACCAACCTGAAGGTCGCCATATCCAATCTTTTTCAGAGAGCGGTCAGCGGTAGCGCCGATAAGAGCCTTGTGGAGAGCCGATCCGACACGAACGAGCTTCATTTCGGAGCGAACCTTAGCCCACACAAACTCACCAACCAGAATGCCGCCCTTGTCAATACCAGCCTCAAGCATGGTATCCATGAGAACATCCTCACGAACATCAAAAAAGAAATTGTCGGGAGTTACAACCTTGTATGCTCGACCACCATTGCCACGAGCCTCCAGCGAAACAATCTTGATTCCCTTGATGGGGTCGTTCTTGCGGTGTGTTTCTTGAACGGCAGATTTCTTTTGCGACCAATACCCACCTTCAGCCCAACGCTTGCCAGTTTCCATGGTCTTGGCATTGGAAGAGTCGGAACAGAATGCTGGAATCACTTCCTGCCCCTCCCAGCCGCCGTGTAGAGCATCATCCTCCCAAAAACACGAAAGAGTCTTCGGATCTGAATAGATATAGGTAACGTTCTCGGGGATGTTTCCGACGATGAGCTTAGTAGCCATGATTATTCCTTCACAAGACGGTAGTAGTCGCCAAACTCACGCTTGAAGACCTTGCACAGATTCTCGTAGTCACCTTCCATCATTTCTTTCTGGATAGGCTCAAAGTCAACGAATATTTCACGGGTGCGTTTCATAGAGTTTCCATGCCCTTGATAAGCCCGTCAAGGATAAACCTGCGAGCCGACTTGTTTTTCTTTCGAGCGAGGTATCTGACACGGCACATACACTGCCGCCCAGCCCTTCCAACAAAAACAATCTGGCTCCCACGCAATAGAATGCGTGCGCCGAAGGGATTTACTTGCCAGTTTTTATCCATGTTATATTCCTTACTTCTTCACTTTCTTTGCGGATACGATTGATATGGTATCGGTTTCTTTAGGAAGCAAACCGACAAACTTATCACCATCATGGAGAAACCATCTGTTCTCCCATTTATCCAGGCTCCTGTCAACTATAACCGGCATCAGAGTAGCGTCAAGAGTTTTTCCAGCCTTATATTCACCTAAGTCTTTTTCCAGCTTGGCAATATAGTATATGTAAAGCCCTATGACAATCTCAGAGTCTTTCTTTTCTTCAACTTCCGATTCGGCTTTCTTTTTACTCAATGTATTCTCCGGTTTCTGTATATGATTCTATCTCCTTCTTCCACTTTTGCAATTTATCCCAGGTATAATGACCAAGCCCAGGAAACCCTTCCCTGTCAAGTTTACTATTCCCGTCTGAGAAGCATTCGTAGTCGTGTTCCATGGAGTGCATGAAGAGTTCGTAGGCTTCCAGCCGACGCTTCAACTTCTCAATATCGTCGCTCACGGCTCTTCCTTGACAACCTCAACAACAAGGTTATTGACATCAGAACGCTTCAGCCAGAATCTCCCCGTCAGCTTGCTGCCCTTCTGCTTTTCAATGCGGAAGGTGATGGAGTCAAAATCCTTCATATCCTTACCCTTGCGGATATAGACACGATCCACAACAAGGCGAGTATCCTTCGGAATTGACCATTCAGTATAGAAGTCATACCACTTGTTGTGTGTGTTTTTTCTCTCGACCCACTTGATATCAGTTGGAACGTCTTTTGGCATTTCATTATAGCGACTCCAGCATAACCTACCATTATAGCCAGGAATAATCTTCTCCATAAACTTGCTGTTACGGTATTCAACCCATATGGTAACGGGCGTATCCTTGATTATCTTGATGGTTGTTCCAATGGTCGGAATGAAGAAACGCCGAATGTTATTGTCGGCTACTTCCTTCTGCTTCTCAAGGGCAGCTTCAAGCTGCTTGATGTAATCGTTGAGGGCTGCTAAGTCAGTGTTCATGCGACAACCTTTGGTTCTTTAGTAGCGTCTTTTATTAAATCTCTATGGTAGGCAGATATCTCATCCGTAGTCATTTTTCGCAGCATTCGATCAAGATTGGCTGTATATTCCATTCCCTTTATGAATATTTCCCGCTGATCCACAGTAAGAGTCTTGACATATTCGAGAATCGTTTGCTGCTTCGTAAGACACTCAGAAAGTTCCTTCTTGCGTAATTTCTCAGAATCTCTAAAGAATTCCGGACCCTTATAAAAAGGATCCGGTTCTTCAAGAAGAGACTTGAACCAATCAATGACTTTCTTCATATCTTTCCTTTAGGATGATAGTTATTCGACTCCTTACCAAGTCATAATCCCCGCATCCTCGTTCCAAATCTTCTTCTCACGGAGGAAGGTGCCGACCTTGACGTTGAAATCCAAGTCAGCAAGCATCTTGCTACGAACATGCTTGTTAGCCTCGAAGATAGTAGCAGCATACTCGTCTTCGATGAGCGGGTTGTTGAGGAAGCCCATCATCCACTCAGCATCCTTGATGGTCAACTTCTCCTTCTTATCATCAATATACTGCTTGACAAGCCCGACTGCCTTGGTCATAAGATCCATGCGGACGGTCTGCTGACCGTCAATCTCGGTCTTCAGGATATTGGTGATTTCCTGCTTGTTGTTCTCGTAATCCACCAGCATTTCGATGGTGATGCTATCACCCTGGCGGCTGAAGTGTTCCAGCCAAGTATCACGGAAGTTGCTGCCAAGGTAAGCCTCAAGGATATGCGAGCCATGTTCCTTGATCCAGCCCTTGCCCTTCTTGCCCAGGATACGCATAACGTAGTCGATCTTACGACGGCTGGGCTTTACCTCAAAGTTCAACTCGAACTCGGGAATCTTTACCCAAGCCGGGTCTTCCTTGAGAACGGAGAGAGTGGTCTTATCCATTCCCGTCTCGGTGAGATACTTGATGTATTCGTTGACGGTGGGGCGCAGGATGATATGACCAAGACGGTCAAGAGCAGCCTTGTCGATGAGGTCGTTTACCTCGTAATCCTCAGTCGGAGGGTTCATGGCAGCGACGATGGAATCCTTCTCACCGATACGATGCGTGTGCAGCGTGCCTTCGATGAGGAACGGAAGCATGGCAGCCAGAACCATTCGGTTGCCACGGTTCATCTCGTCAAGGAAGAACAGATTCTTCTTGCCAGTATTCTTCGACGTTTCGATGGCATTGTGGAGCCAGTCGGGGCAGGACCAGATAGTGATCTTATCAATCACCTTGCCGCTGGCATCCTTG